ATTTTGGCAAAACTTTAATGGTGAACAACGTTATAGTATAGTAACACATAATCAGTGGCATGAACAGCCACAAGTTAAAGAAGAGTTACTACAATATATACGTAAAAGATCTAATAAAGTTAAAAAGATAAAGTATGTAAAGCCAAAAGATCCTGTTTTATACGAGATATCGTTACCAGATATACATTATGGTAAAATTACTGATGAAGGTCCTGATGCTTTAGAAGAGCACTACATGAAAGCTATTATGGATTTACACAGAAAAGCTGATGGTGTTGAGATAGATAGATTTTTATTACCTGTAGGTAATGATGGTCTTAACTCAGAAGGTATGCGTAGATCTACAACTAAAGGCACACCTCAACAAGATAGTATGCGTTGGCGTCAATCTTTTAGAGGTTATTGGCATTTAGTTACAAAAGCAATTGATTATTTAGCACAGTTTGCACCGGTAGACGTTGTGGTTGTGCAAGGTAATCATGATTTTGAGCGTATGTTCTATGTAGGAGAAGTTTTAGATGCACTGTATCACAACAATAAAAATGTTACAGTAGATAATAGTTTAGAAACACGTAAATATTATGAGTATGGTATAAATATGATAATGTTTACGCATGGAGATAAAGAAAGAGCAGCTGAACTACCGCTTTTGATAGCAACAGAGCAACCAGACATGTGGGGTAGATGTAAAATTAGAGAGGTACACTGTGGACATAAGCATAAAGAAATGCTTAATGAATACATGGGTACTAAAGTTAGATTTATACCTTCTATCTGCGCTAATGACAACTGGCACAAAACACAGGGTTATGTAGGTACACTTAGATGTGGTCAGGCCTACATATGGAATAAGAATCGAGGGCTGGAGGGATACCTTCAGACAAATGTGATAAGTTATGGCGTGGAAGAGAAAAGCTAGAAGTAAGCCTGGGCGCAAGAAAGTAAAAAATGCTAAAAAAAGCACGTATGATGGCAAAACATTTCAGTCTAATCTAGAGCTTTATTGTTATAAAGAATTAGAAAAGGCAAAAGTAAATGTTGATTACGAAGAACATACTTTTACAATATTTGATCCTATAGTATATCCGCAGGCATGCTATGAGGGAACAACCAAGAAATTATATAACAAGGGTAGCAAAATAAGGGCTATAACATATACTCCTGACTTTGTAGATCCTAATGGTAAGTTTATTATAGAAACAAAAGGCTATGCCAATGAGTCTTTTCCTTTAAGATGGAAACTATTTAAAAAACATCTAAAAGATAATAACCACCATTATGTATTATTTATGCCAAGAAACAAGGCACAAGTTGATGAAGTTATAGAATTAATAAAACAATTATAGAAAGGGGGTTAGTAATTTAATTAATAACTGAGCGGTTATATTTTGAGGTAATTACAACTCCCCTTTTCTATTTATTAGCCTATGAAAAAGAGAAAACCAATGTCTAAAAGACAAAAAACATTGTTAGGTAAAAAAATAATTGAATACTTTTTTAGTCATCCTCATGCTAATAGCATGAAAGAGATGATAGAAAAATTTGATGTTCATGAGGTTTTTATACGTAAAACAATAAGTAAAGAGCTAGAAAATAGACTTAGCAATACCGATAGGATGAGAAACCTATAAACCAATTAAACACTTAAATATGAATTATGACCAATGGAAACTGGCCAGTCCTTCAGGACCAGAGCTAGTGAGCCCGTGCTGTGGCTCAGATTACACAGATACATTTGACGAAGATAGATTTGAGATCTATACATGTGATTATTGCAAAGAAGAATTTGACGAACCTATAGTAGATTATGAATACAGGGCTCGTATAGAAGATGATAGAGCAGATGAGCGCATGGATGAAGAAAGATTAGGATTATAAACCAATTAAACACAAATTATGAGTATTAAAACTATTGATAAGCCTATGCAAGGTAGCGCCGGCATAGCTAAGAAAATTAACAAGGGCGCTGAGAAGATGGTGTTTGACATTTTGCAGTCTACACAGTACTCTATGCCAATACAGTCTACTATTAGAGAGCTTGTAACAAATGCATGTGACTCTCAAAGAGAGAAAGAGGTTGCTATAGAGATATTGTCAGGATCAAAGAAAGTCGAAGACTACTACATAGAGCGCCATGGTGCACAGTATGAAGATAGTAATTTTGATAAAAGCTATTACAATATAGATAATTTTTCTAGTAATAATCACGTAGAATTATTTTACGAAGAGAACGAGGGTTTGGGATATTGTGACTTGTTTTCAGTTACAGATTATGGTGTAGGTATAGGTGGTAGAAGACTAGAAGGTATACTAGAGCTAGGTTACTCTACAAAACGTAACACAAGCGAGAACTTCGGTGCCTTTGGCCTAGGTGCAAAAGCTGCATTGTCTACAGGTGTGGACTTCTATACTATAGAGACTATACATAACGGTAAAAGATTTAAATGTAACTGTTACAACTACAAAACAGACTTTATTATACCAGCTTTTAATGTTAAGACTGGTCAACAGAATCCATTTATTACATTTACAGATGGCACTAAAGTATATTATGAAACTACTGATCTTGATAACAGAACTACAATATCTTTTGGTGTAAAAAGACACAATCGTAATAAATTTAGAGATGCTGTAGAAGAACAGTTATTGTATTTTGACAATGTTTCTTTTAATGTTAAAGAAGAGCATGGCGATACTCGTGATATAACTTTTAAAGCTACTATACTACACAACTCTGATAACATTATAGTTTCTGATAGTCACTATTTTAGTAAACCGCATATTGTTCTTGTTAAAGATAAGAACTCTACTACAGGTATTAACTATGGTTATATTGACTTCAAAGAGCTAGAGATGGAGCAGATGTGGGGCTGTGTTGCTTTTAAATGTCCTGCTAGACAGGTAATTACTAATGAAGACGGTACAGAGACTGTATTACAAGAAGGTGTAGATGTTACTCCATCTCGTGAGAAAGTTATATGGAACGAGTCAACTAAGAAATACATCAAGAGTGTGATTCAAGCAGCTGCAAAAGAGGCTAGTGATATGGTTCAAGAGCAGCTAAAAGAGACAGACTTTCTAAAATGGATTTCTAAGTGTAGGTCTATTATTTCTGGTGACAATGAAGAAAACAGAGTTCTAAACAAGCTTTCTCGTATTATTGACAGAGATATGATTAAACCTAAGTTTGGTCCAGATCCTAGAATTATGTATGGGCCAGCTGTTAAAATGTTTGAGGGCTTTAAGTTGATGAAACCAGTTCTTATAGCTATGGGTACTAAAGTAGAAAGAGAGCCTGTCAAAGATTGGGCTAGTTTTGACGCTAAGCATTTGTATTTTAGAAAAGAGCAGTTTAGTAAATACAAAGACAAATATCTTCTAACAAAAGATAAAGATGATAAATATTATCATAATGCTGTTACAACTTTTACTCCTATAGATCTTGACGAACATTACAAAGAGGTTTCTTCTAAAAGTGATGATCCGTCTTTTGTTGCAAGAGAAAAGAATAGGGTTAGAGCTAAAAGAACAGCTGTTTTTAACTATGTAAAACAATCAGAGTGGTACAAAGTCTATGATGATGTTGTAGTTCCTCCTGAGTTTATTGCAGAGTGTAAAGACAAAGAGCTAGAAGAGATAGAAAAGTCTAAGTATTCTGATCTAACAGCTGCAGAGCGTCGTGAGATAGAGAAAAGAATGGTAGCATATACTCTTAGATGGGATCACCTCAAGGATGATAAGCTTACACTAGAGAAGATAGAGCCTAAGGCAAAAGACCTTATGAATAGTTCTAATCGTATATACTATTGTACTAAAGAAGATGAGGATAAGATGAGGGCTGCTGCAAAGCTACTAAAAGATGTTGTGCCTAAATTTAATGAAGTTTATCCACAAGCCTCTTGGCATGCTAACGGCGGTCACAATGATTCTAATAAATGGCCTGTTTTCTGGTATGAGCATCCGCCTGTTAGATATATGAGATGGGACAAGAAAGGTGACTACAATGAATGGGCTGTTCCTGTACAAGGATGGGATACACCTCAGCTTATACGTGTTAGTCAAAACAAGGTTAAGTTTATTAAACAAAACCCTAATGTCAAACACATCGATGAACTATTTTTACAACTAACAGATAAAAACGGATATACTATGGATAATTCACTTGTTAAATATTACACCGCACATAAACTAGAAAAGATAAACCTATTTAAGTTTATGCAAGGTCTTGGCTGTATACATCCTACGCTGCAAGAAGATTATTGTGAGCTTATGGATCTAAGAAACACTCACTATTCAGAGCTTGAGTATCGATACGTGTCAAATATAGCACCAGATATTGTTAAGCATATGGATAAACTATTTGAGTTTCAACAGTTTGTATCACAATGTGATGATCCAGATTTGATAGAGCAAAAGTCTAGAGAATTGTTTGTTTTGTCAGATGTTAGTGATGCTAAAGCTGCAGATTTGAGTATATTAGCAAAATACAATAATATTGTAGAATTTGCAGAAGAAGTCAAACCGCTGTTAGATGAGCTAGGATGTCTACAGGACAGAGACTGTAATATGTCTCCTGAACTAGAGAAAGAGATCAGAGTTTATCTAAGAGCTAAATCTAGAGAAATATGGGATTAGTAACTAGAGATGTAAGAAAAACTTTTAAAATACGTGCCTCTGGTAGGTCTACGGATTTTATATCTCCTAGTTTCGGGTATGGTTGTTTGTATAATTGTTCTTACTGTTATATGAAACGCCATAAAGATAAAGGTTTATCTGTTGCTGTAAATACAGGTGATATATTGACAGAGATTAATAATCACGCATACTTTACACCAGTAGATAAACCTAATCAGACCCATCCTCAATTTACTACTTATGATATTAGCTGTAACGAAGATTTTGCGTTGCATGCTAAATATCATGAGTGGCAAAAAATATTTGAGTTCTTTAGAGATCATCCTGTAGCTATGGGTAGTTTTGCAACTAAGTTTGTAAATCCACAACTAACTACATTTGACCCAAAAGGTAAAATACGTATTAGATTTAGCATTATGCCTCAGCATAAGTCAGATCTACACGAGCGTGGTACCAGTAAAATAATAGATAGGATAAAAGCTATCGATGCATTTATAGAAGCTGGGTATGACGTACATGTAAATTACAGTCCTATTATTATATACGACGGATGGTTGCAAGACTATGAGTATATATTTAATATGATGAATGACTATGTAGAGAATAAAAGTACAGTTTTAGCAGAATGTATATTCTTAACACACAATTACAAAAAGCATGTCGTAAATCTTAACAGGCACCCAAAAACAGAGGTAGACCTGTGGGTTGCAGACAAACAAGAGATAAAAACGTCTCAGTATGGTGGTGAGAATGTACGATACAGACTAGGATTGAAGTCTAAATACATAAAAGAATTTAGGAAATTACACAATAAATTAGTACCTTGGAATAAAATAAGGTATATTTTTTAACCAATTAAATATATAGATATGATTACAATTAATGTTATAGAAGACAAAATCTGTGGTAATTATGGAGAGCATCCATTCACAGTGGATTACAGCAAAGAGCTGTATGATGAAATGCAAGGCCTAGCAGATCAGGCAAACAGTGCAACTACAATAGAAGAATACAATAGTATAATAGAATCTTTTGCTAAGCTAACTGTTGTAGATTACACTAAGACTATTGAAACACAATGTCCTTACATACATATTAATAAAGGCACAGGAGAGTTCTTTCTTAAGCACAATGGTGTGGTATCTAGCATACCTATGCCACAAGCGCTTGTAGATAGAATCTTTGAGTCTCTAGACAAAGAGATAGATTTTATGCCTCTTATTAAGATGTGGACAAGGTGGCTAAGAAATCCGATCTTGTGGAGAAAGATGAAGCAAGGACACGGACAAGATTTCTGTAATAGATTCTTCAATTTTGTGAATATGCAATACGTTCATCCTAAACACAAAGAAGATCTTATGGAAAACCACGGGCTAACAGAAGAAGCAGCCAGTAAAAGAGCAACGATGTACCAAATGAAGATCACCCATGAGGGATTGTTAAATGGTTACAAGGTCTCTAGAGAAGTGCTGCATAAGTTTGACCCGGAAACTGGTGAGCAAGTTGATCGTTACAAAAGAACATTCAATGTAGACACCGGTGAGATAGAGGGTGATGGATTACCAGAACACGTAGAAGACAGACTATTTGAACCCGCGGTTATGGGTAACAGTGGGGATGCATTCTACTGTGAGGGCCCTAATGGATTTGGTAGTCCTCAACACTTTATCAAAGTGGGTTGTACCCACAGACTAGCTGACTGGAGCCAGGTTAACGTTAATGATACAGTATCATGCGTTAAAGGGCTTCACGTTGGCGGCCTTAAGTATATTGCTTTCTACAGTGGCGAGATACATAACATATTTGTAGACCCGATGCATATCGGTGCTGTACCATGTGATGTAGACGGTGCTATTAGATGTAAGCAATATTTTGTCCATTCATCTCTAGCAGGTGTTAATGGATCTATTTACCATAGCTCTAGCTATGCGGCAATGACAGATGCAGAATGGGATGAGATGAGAGCTAAGGCTGTACAAGAACGCGCAGAGAAGAAAGCTCAAAGTGACAAGGAAGTTGCTGAGCTCAATGCTCTGTAGCTAGTGTTTAATTGGTCGGATGAAGGGGGTGAAGTGCTTATTAGCCCCCTAAATCCATAAAACTTAAGATATGAAAAGAGAAGATAAAATAGCTCTGATAGATGGCGATAGTCTAATCTATTACGAGATGAAAAAACATACTCTGGAAGAAGCGCTAGCTGGCATTGATGTGCGTATAAAAAATATGATAAATATAACCGGCTGTAATTATTATGCAGGTTTTCTAACTAAGGGTAAATGCTTTAGATACAACGTAGCAACTACCAAACCATATAAATACAATAGAAAACGAGATGAATTACCTATTATATTTTATTCGATAAAAGAGTATTTGATACAAAAGTGGAAGTTTATATTTGTACCTGAACTAGAAGCAGATGATTTGGTGTCAGTGTATCATGATCCTATGAAGACTATTATATGTAGTCCAGACAAGGATGTGTTGTACCAGAACAAAGTAAATAATTACAATTATGCTAAAGGTGAGTTTGTAACGGTAGATGAAAACGAAGCTACTATGTTTTTATGGAAACAAGTACTAATGGGTGACTCTACGGATGGCATTCAAGGTATACCAAAGGTAGGCCCTAAAACAGCTGAAGGTTGGTTAGAAGACATTCGTCCATCAGATATGCCTGCTTTTGTACTAAATAAGTATATAGAAAAATTTGGAAACTCTGAAGGAATTCATAGATTTACAGAAACTTTTAAATTGATTTATATACTAAAATCAAAAGAAGATGTATTGAGAGAGACAGGTATAGAACTACCTGATCTAGAACCTCATTATATAGAACTAGAAGCTTTTAATTTAAACCAAGAAGAATTATGGTAGTAAAATGTGAGAATCTAATATACACACCAGTAAATGCTTTGACATTTAGAATTAGTGGAGACACAAAATGCTTGACTCCTGTTATGCAGGATGATAAAATCATAGCCTTACAGGGCCCTGAGGATCTTAATATAACCTTAGGGCTTACTGTAATGGTTAAGAAAACAAAATACAAAGTAAATATTATTGAGAAAGTGGGTAGTGTTTTTAATAAACTAGCTTATGATTTATCTATAGCAAAAAGAACAAAGGCAACTACATTTATTATGCCTATGTTACCTGGTAACAAGAAGTTATATTTTTGGAACAAGCTATTTGTAAATTGTTTTATAGCTACTCCAGAAGACCAAGAGTGTATTGCTATGCTGTTTAGATGGTCAGGAGATCTTAGATACATAAAGTTTGAGAAAATACTATCGCAGTTTAACAATTTTAGGCGCAGGTATGATCCTAGTCCTAACTATGTTATGTTTGTATTTGATATACCTAAAGGTTTTGAGAGAGAATATAGAGCTTTTATACTAGGTAAATACTCTAAATTTAGTAGAGATTACAAACTAGATATACTAGACTTTCACAATCTAGACATTGAAAACGAGATAGGTCAAATATTATTTAAGAGTGACAAACGTAGAAAATTGCTAGAAGAAAGGCTTGATGCAGAGATCCCTGAGAAATCAGAGTTGCTTAGTATAATACAAGTAGAAGATGAGACATTTAATCCAGAAATTTATAAACTTAAAAAACTAATATGAAAATAAATGATATAGTAATCCTAAGAAAGCATGATGAATATCATCATCGTGGTGTCATAGGTAATAAATATGTAATCACAGAACTTAAAAAGACAGAAATTAGATTATGTGCAGAAGACGCACTAGATTTTTGTTTTTACACTAGTCCAGGTAATGTAGAAGTAGTTAAGTCTACTGTTCCAGGCTATGATCCAACTTACGAAGACCAGCTAAATGCTGAGAATCCTGTAGATGATGACTGGTTAGAAAAAAGATCGGAGATTGCTTTTGAGGACTTTTCAAATAAACTAGACGCTGCAGCTAGTGATATTGTAGAGTTATTAAAAAACAAGAACAAAGCTTACGGTAACACTGCATTATCACCTGTTAAGATATTTAGCAGATTAGATGCTACAGAGGCTTTATGTGCACGTATAGACGATAAAATCATGCGTATAAAAAATAAAGGTATAAATGATCAGACTGAGGATACAGTCGATGACCTTATTGGTTATTTGCTTTTGTTAAAAATGAGTATGAATTAAAAAAAGGGGCGTTGCCCCCTTTTTGCAGCCCCTTTAGTCTAGGGTTGTAAACCATTTGTATGCTTCTTCTGGTGTTTTTGACTTTTGTAAACCTCTAAATATAGGTAGTAAATCCTCAAAGTCTTTTCTTATCTTACGATCACCTTTTTCAAACCTACCTGTTCTTCTTTGATAAAAAATAGCAGAGTCATCAATAAATGGATCTCCTAATACATACCTAACTTCGTTTATCATTTGTCCTAATAACTCACCACCTTTTAGTATTGGTCTAGCTGTTGCTGTAGGAGACTGTAATATTCTAAATGCTTCTTTTGTACCTACCAGCGGTGTCCATTGTAGGATCTCTGTCTGGTATCGTTTAGCTTGGTATAAAGCAAAGTTACTTATCCATGACTCTTCTTCATCATCTAAATTAGATAGTGCTGCTACTAACGCCATAGCTCCTGCTAATGATGCTAGTTCTACAGATGTTCTTTTAACGTTTTGTTGTTCCATTTCAGTCATTTTACTATATGCAAAAGACTTTGTTGATATACTTTCTGCAATAAAATTCCAAAAAGATATATACATACCTTGTGTAACAGCTCCTAATTCTTCGTCCACATGCACTGTAGATCCACCGCCGTGCCCATATCGTCTTCTAATTCCAGGTGGCATCCAGTTACGGAATAGCATAAATAGTTTACCCCACCATCTTCTCTGTAACATGTTAGTATGCATTTTACTTTTTATCTGGTTAGTTCTTCTACTTAAACCTTGTAGTTTTGTCATAAAATCTAGCCTATTAAAACCTGACTGTTTCTCGTCGAGTCTAGGATCTATAGACATCTTACCTGTTTTTTCATCTATTACTAACAAGTCATATAGATTAGCAGGTTTGCCTTCGTCATTTAGTATAACTTTACCATCACTATCTTTTAGTGTACCTTCTAAGTTTTTCATTAGTGCTAGCATTCTAGTTGCAGATAATTCATGCTCCGCTGCTTGTTGTAAAAACAATAGGTTACCAGTTCGTGCTAGCTTTCTTCTTTTACCTCCTACTATTTGATTTCCTTCACCGTCTGTAAACTCTGTAAGCGCATCAAAATATTCTACTGCTTTTGCTATTTTACTCTTTGGGTCAAATCTACCTATGTCTGTCATAGCCATACCAGATCCCCAGTACTTACCCTTTGCCCATGCCAAGTCTTCTTTTGTCATAAACTGTCCAGCAAAAGCTTCTTGCAACATCATCATATTATCTAATATAGACTGGTTAGCACCTTGTAATAAGTTAAACGATAGCGTGCTCATTGCTGTAAATGCATTTATTGTACCTACTGCTTCGTTGGCAGAAAATGTTTTACCAAATACTGTAAAGTCTTGTTGTAAATTACTTTGTCCAAACATTACAGAGTCTAACCATTCATTAACATGTCTAAAGTTATAGCTCTCACCTTCTTTTATCTTAGGCATAGCTATACCCATACTCTC